ATTGCTGAGAGTAGGAGCTTGGTTTACAACCTTAGCTAATACTGGCCCAATAAATTCAGCCAAAGCTACTTGAGCTTCATAAGCGACATCACGATTCTTGGAGGCCATAGCCTTCACAAGTTCGATTTGTTCTGGTGTTCTTTTTAATGTAATTTTCATTTTAAATTTTACCTTTCTTTATTAAAATTAAGCAGCATCCAATTTTACGATGAAGTAAGATCCGCTTACTTGCAGACCTGCTTTTCCAAAAACGTTAGTACCGTTGTTCACAGCATCATTACGGTAACCTGCTCCGATAACTGTTCCGATGACATTGTCTGTGGCACCAACGGAATTTCCAGCAATACCAGAAGCTCTTCCGTGCAAGTGGGGAACCAAACGGTCGCCTACTTCTGCATCAACAATAGCATCATCAGTAAGGGAGATCAAACCACGAGAAAGAACAGGTACGGCTTCACCGGGAAGTACTCCGTAAAGTTCGTCCTTCTTGATTGGGTTGTAAAGAAGATTTTCTCCAAGCTCATCACGAGCAACTGTTTGACGAAGAGTTACACCCAAGCAAGGATCTGTAGCTGCGCTAACAGGCTCTACAGAAAGAGAAGCTTGAGGGTAAGTGTTTCTTCCAACATGTGGATAATCGGTTTTGCCAAGCAAACTTGTAGGGTTGCTTGTTACGTCGACGGGATCCCAGTCGGAACTTCCATCATTTAAGTTTCCAGCCGAAACTTTTACAAATACACCGGCATCACCTTGTTTTGTTGAACGCTTGTCAGCATCCGACAAATCAATAAAATCATCAAGATTTCCAGCACTTTTGAATAAGTTTACGACTTCATGTTCATCGTAATCACGAAACGGTAATAGTCTAATAGCCATTTTTTATTCCTTTATTTTAGTAGTTAATAGTTAAATTGTCTTCGGAGAAAGCTTTTTGAAACTTTTCCTTAAGAGTAAGCTCTTGATCGGAGGCTTCAGCATTATTGTTGCTAATTGCTTCTTCTTCAGATGCCTCAACTTGCTCAATTGCTTCTTCTACAGCTTCTTCTTCACTTTCGGTAGCAGAAGATTTAAGTTCTTCTAAACGTTTTTCAACGGCTGCGGCAAGCTTTGAGTTAAACTCTTCTTCTTGAGCTGCGATAAAGTCTTTGCTTTGATGCTTAAGTACTACAGTCAATTTTTCTTGAAATGCAGCAAAGGCTTCTTCGGTTTCATCAAGAGACTTCAGTTCTTCAGCAACTACTTTACGACTAGCATCGTCAAGTTCGTATGCATCTTCAATGGCAGACATGCGAGAATCAAATCTTGCAATAGCTTCTGCTTGCTTTTGCTCTTGTTCTAAGGATGATACACGTTCTGTTGCAGAAGCGAGCTCTTCTCTCAATTGGTTAAGTTGCTCAGCTTGCTCTTCGGCAGCTTTAGCTAACTCAGCCTTTTCGTTTTCGAGTTGCTCTTTTTCTTGTACGAAAGATTCATTTCGCTCCAGAATAGCATCATTAATTATTTTAGATACAGTAGCCACCGCTTCTTCAGAGAATTTCTTGTTAGAAACTTTCTCTTCCAGAGCTGACACTAAGTTATTGAGAATTTCGTTATTTTCCATAATAATAGTACTTTTTTTGTTAGTTACATCAGAATTGATGTTTTGTGAAATATTTTTTTCATTTTTTTCCTCTATTAGATCGTCTTCATACCCCGAACTCATCACGATACCTTTAACATTTGCGGCTGGATTAGCTGTAAATCCTATGCCTAGGGGATATATGTCGCCAACAATCAATCTGTGCAATGGTGAGCCGTCTTTCATTTTTCCGTCACCACCAAAAGCTTTCAAGTTACCTTTAAGCTCTTCAATTAAATTTTCATCTTCAATGATTTCAGCTTCTTTTAAGTTGTCGCTACCTGCTGCGATTTTAAAATCATTAAAACCAATTTCCCAGCTTGCGGAAACTTGATGATAGAATTCACTTTCTTCATCTGCGGATTGTTCTACTAAATTCGCAAACTCTGGGTTAACAGTTTTATATATTAATGAAGCTAAAGCAATATTAAAAGGTTCATTTAAATCTTCTACCTCTTCGGGGCTTAGTATTTGGTTGTCCAAAAAGCTAGAAAATGAAGCTGAAACAATATGGCCAACAACTTTTTGTTTTTGATGTTCTATGTTTGTTGGTTTATGTTTAAACTGATCAAGAATTTTAACAGCTGATTTAGAATCTATTCCGTCTCCATTTTTATTAAACGTATTAACAACTGCAGCATTAAATGCAACAGCAAGTAAATCCATATTCTTCTCTAAATCTACATCTTTTGGTATTATACCTTGCAGTGAATCTAAAGAAGCTTTACTAATATTTAAATCTGGTGAGTCAATTTCGCCAGAAGCTAAAATGACATTCGAGAAATTAGTAGTGTATTTAAATTTTTGACTCATAAATATATTTATACACTATTTTTTAACATTTTTACTATGATAGAGTATAGCAGACGGATAATCAGTTAATTCGTGTTCTGCCGCAATTTCTAAAACATCTTTAATTGTTGATAGTTTTTCTATGTTGTCTACATTTTTTATACAAGATAATACTGTACGCTTCCATTGATTCTGTTCTTTGGCACATATAACCGATTCACATAAAGTAGATACTAAATCTTTTTGTTGATCATTTAATTCTTTTAATTTTTTATTTTCTTTAAATTTATCAAATGCATAAGATTGAAATTCTTCTATTTTATATATAGTGTCTTGTATATTCTTTTGACCATATGTTGCGGTAGCTTGTAGAGGTATTTGGTTAGTACCATTTGGTCTACCGGGAGACTTCTGAGTTTTATTGTCAGTTTCTTTGGGCTTGGGTTGTTGCTGTTGTTGAACTTGTTTTTGGTTCTCCATACCCTCTCTCTGTATATCAAGCTGCTCTTCAGATATTTCTCTATCTTTTTCAGACTGAACGCTCTCGATCATGGGTATACCTCCAACCAATGGATTGTAGTATCCTTTTTCTCGTTGTTCGATATAGCCTTCTTGCTGTTCGGAAAGTTCTTTTGGGTTTGGGTACAATCCTGTCTGCATAGCCTTAATACCTTGCTCTGGAGTAAGTATACCAATTTCCAGCAATCTGGTAATAACTCTCTGGAACTGCACTTCATCCTTGATATCAATCTCCTCGAATCTTGCAGTTGGGTAGCTTTTAAGCCCCATGTTTCTACATACTTCTTTGATTTGAGGTTGTAAGAAATCGTTTAAAAATGAATTACGAGATTCTTTTAGCCTTTCTAAAAATATTTCAGCCTTAACTTGTGTGTTAGAGAATTTCTCGCTACCAACAATTACATTCTGCAAACCTTCCTTAATGTCTTCATTTACAATTTTATACTTTTCTGAACCAAGAACTTTATTTAAATCAGGAATAACGAACTGAGCTTTAGTAGTATAATCAGCAATGAGCGCTCGACCAACACTTTCATTCTTAAATAACTCTTGCATTGCTTTAAGGTTATTAGGGTTAACTCCGCCTTTGTCGGGCTCAGTTCCCATTGTTATTAAAAGTATTACATTCTCTACAGTTCTACATATAGCCTGATCAATCTTCTTTAACTCCAGCTTCCAATTAATATCATCCAAGACAGGAAAACCAAAAGGTATAGCAAAAGGTTCATAATCTTGTTTTTTGTAAAATGAATAAATTAATTTCTCTGGATCTAGTTGAATTTTCAGACCGTCAGTAGGAAAGTTTCCATCTTTGATTTGTTTTTTGATGTCTGCTGGTAGCGAGTCAAATACTTTTTTATCTTCATCTGTTTTAGGTGACCTCAGTCTTTCCAGTTCATAGTGAGATAATATTTTTTTGTAGACTCCAGATTCAAAAGCTGTAGCCTTATCAGCAACAACATCATAAGGATTTAATAATATATACTTAACAGGTATTTGTCCGGGCTTTAAAGATTGAGATGCATATACATAGTTTAGTTTTAGTAAGTCTTGACTATTAAACTTTCCGTCAACTCTATACATGAACACATTACCTGAGCGGTAATATTCTCTGAAGTATTGATCTTTAATTGACCATATATTAATTTTTTTTAGCCATCCCTCAATAAATTTCTTCGACCTCTCATTTTCGCCTTCTATGCAAATTGGAGAGTTTGCGAATTCAGCCATAATATCAATTGCATTTCTGAATATCGCAATATTTGCATATGCTTTTTGGCACAGTTCTATTGCGTCTCTAACATTAACTCCGTCGCCAGAATAATCGTATGGCAATAAACCACTTCTAATATTAGTAAACCTATTTACCTTATCTTTTGAGGTGATAGCATTCCTTCTCTGCCCACTTTGCGAACTGTATGCAGCTGTTCTTTGAGTATTTGCATTGCTGGTTTGTACATAAAAACTGTCACCAGCTGTCTCTGGTAATGTTTCCATTGAGCCCATAGCATGCAATATATCTTCTATGGGTTTATCGTTTTTATGGAATTGATTCCAGTAATCAGACCTTTTAGTATACTTTCTTTTTTCTTTCACAATAGATAATACACAAAGTCAAGTGAAAAGTCTATAAAAGTTAAAAGTTAACTTATAAACATTGGCGCAAAAGTAGAAGGTATCTCTTGAGCTTTTGTGTTATTCATGTCATAGAATATTTTTACCATCCAGCTACCTAGTACCAATGCAGAGTAAGAGTCTTTTCTAGCTTTGTCTGGTCCCGATTGCCTTCTTAACTCTATAGGTAACCCAAAAGTTTGAGTGCCTTGAGGTGAAGTTGTTATCTGAATTAAGGCACACTGATTTTTGGTCATGTTCATCATGTCATACTGATGTTCTATAAAGTCTATCATTTTTGCAGCACCACTTTGCTTTTGTTCATCATCAGAAAGTCTCAAAAACTTTAATTTATCAATTGGGATTTTTTTAGCTCTTTGTTTATTATAGGCTTCGTCAATAGCCCTTGACCCAAACCAAATTCTTTTGTGGTCAAAATTCGCCTGAAGTAACTCATTAGCTCGCCTAATCCAGTCTGATGTTGGTTTACGTAATATTAAATATTTATGATTTTTCGGGTCGTATTGAGCTTTAGCTGTCCTAAGTTCTTCTTTATATGTGTCCATTTTATCAAAGTCGCCATCAATTGATTGGATTTTTATATTATTTGACTTAAATAATTCACTTTCATTTACAGCATTAATAAATTGAACACCTCCATTATAGTCTCCTACTATTGCTATAATATTGAAGTTTTTAATTAAATAGAAAAAATAAAAAATATGATCCCTTAAAGGCGTGCCAGACATGGCATAAGAGTGAACCAATGTAGATGTACCCCTGTCTTTATGGTACTTTAAAACCTGCATGGCGAAATCATCACTACTCTCACTTTCGGACCAAGATGGGTCAAAAGCTAATATATATTCGTCCTGAGGGTTACCTTTGATTTCTACATGGGGCTCTTCTCCATCTGGTACAGTACAAGCAGCCATTCTTGAAGTCTTGAAATATCCAGAGCTATCATCCGTAAATAAAGCCCCAAATTCTCGCTCAAACTGAGATTGACTCATGGTAGCTTTTGCTTGAGTGATCAAGTTTTGATCGTACAATTGTTTTGGAGCGCAGTCATATGAAAATTGCATAATTGCACGTGTAGCTTTATCTGTTTGATTATTTATTAAATCCTCAAACTGAGTATACAATTTGTACATGTATTCAAACTTATAACTGGCTGAAGAGAGCATAATCAATTTATTGTTTGGCCAAACATATCGCTCTTCTTCTGTCATTTTACCTTGCTCGATCAATTTAGTTTCTAAGTTATACAGATTTTCTCTTTGAGTTGGGTTTTCAACAACAGACAAAAACGGAACTATAACCTCGTTATAAATACTTTCAGGCATCAATAAAAACTCATCAATAATAATCCTATGGAAACGAAAACCACGAAGCTTAGAGCCGTCACCTAGAGGTAAAGCCCTAATTCTACTTCTACCTATTTCCATTAACCACTCGTCATTACTTTTTGATTTTTTTGTGATACAGCTAGCTAGCATTGCCGCTTCTGGCTTGTTTGCTATATCTTCTATCTTTTTGAAAATTTGCTTAGATTGCCTAAATGATGCTGCTAGTATACCAATCTCAACGCCTTGATTTATGATGGCGTCTAAAAATGCATAAACTCCAGTAGTAAATGATTTACTCATACCACGACTCCATACCCCCATGAAATAATCCGTTTCGAACATAGCTTTAATTGCCATGTGCTGAAAGGGAAATAGATCCACACCAGCTATTAAGTTAGTAGTAAATGTAATATTGTCTTTTAAGAATTTATATAAATTTTCTTTAGCTTCTTTTTCGTCCAAAAAGCCCTCAAGATTTAAAATTTCTTGGTTTACATCGACCTTCTGCCTACGATTTTGATTTCCTTTACTCCAAGCCATTTTTATCTATATAATATTGTAAGTCTACATCCCATAATTTTTTACCTAATGTTAATATTTTTGGTATGATAGACTGTGAGTTTGCTCTACTTCCAGTAAATACGAATTGACAATGCCCAGCAAATTCATGAGTTAAAACTCTCATATTATGATAAACAAAATCTAAACTTGATTTATGTGGGCCAAACAAATTGTTTTTGTAAATTTTAGACATATTACTTTCGATGACTATGAACAGATAAGAGTCAAAGTCTTTTACTCTTTGTAGCTCTCTCTTGAACCTTTGGAACCCCCCAGACAATGTCCCCTTAAAGTCTTGTTCGGCTTTTCTGTCTACATATGTATAGTTGTAATTTTTACCCCCTACAGTATAGTCTCCAAAGTCAAGTTTAAGCGATTCTGATTTATTGAAAACTAAAGGTTTTTGCTCCCTAGTATCGATTAAAATATTCAAGTCTTCAAATAGAGAATCGTCCTCAAAAAAGGATTTGTCAATAGCGGATTTGTATAAAGGTTTTACTCCAGCAAGTTCACAAACTTTGCCATAGGAGCCAAAGATATTTTTATATGTATCAATGTCTGGCAACTTAGCATTAATAAGCTCTATGTGATTTGGGGCATATTTTAAATCTTTATTCTTGATTCTTTGTTTTAATTTTTGTAAAATATATTCAGCTACTTCCTCTTTAGGTTTTTCTTTGCACCATTTCAATAGTTGTCTTCTATTATAAAAGTCGTAATTGAAATAATGTTCTTTCTTTTTAAATGGTAATGGATCTCCAGTTAATTTGTTGTATCTAGGATAATATGTTGTATAATATGTAGCTAAATCCAACTTATGTTTTTTAAGATGTATATGTAGTCCTTTTTCTGTGTCAAATTCTTCGTGACACACTTGACATTTAAAGCTAACGTTTTTCGCCATGATACTCCTTTGCGTGACCCTCTGCGACGAGGATTCTGTTTAAGCTTACTCCTCGCTTCCATATTTCTCCCAAAACTCTACCATATTTACCTATACCATGTGACTGTAAAATTAAGTCCTCACAGCAAAGCTCTTTTAATCTTTGCTTGGCTGCTAGACCTAATTTCTTTTCTTCCTTATTTCTCGTTCTTGATTCTGGGGCATTAATTCCGCTTAATCTGACTCTGACTTTAATCTTCACATTAAAACCTAAATCAACCAATACATCTAAAGTGTCACCGTCTACAATCTTAATGACCTTATCTATTTTATAAACAAATAAATTTTCTTTATTTATCATTATATTACATCGTTTTTAGATATGCCTAATATTCTAGACTTCCATTCGTTCATTGATTCTAGATGGTCTGCTTCTTCCTTGATAGCTTGTTTTTGCATATCTGCCATTTTTACCATTAGCTTCCTTTCCTCTTCATTCTGAAAACTTTCTACTAAAGATAGTATTGATGCATTTTGATCTTGACGCTGAGATATTCTCTTCGCTCTATCTCCAGCAAGCCTTTGGATTAGTGATTCTTGCCTTTTTTCGCACTGATTATATTCTTCACTTTTTGTTTTTAAAAGCTCTGATAGTCTTACTGTTAACTCTTGTTGTTCGTCAGCTTCATCAAACATCCTATTTAACTTTTCCATATGTGACGATATATTTTTTAAGTTAATATAATCAACGCAAACGTTAACATATAAATTAATTTCATCAGCGCTTAAATCAGGCTTGTCCCATGTCGCGCGAATGAATTCAGCTTCAAATAAATCTTGATCTTCGTCCTTGTGATAATTACTAATAATTTGGGTAAATCTAGGTGACTTCAAAAATCTAAATAAAGATTCTATAGATTTTCTCTCCATAGCTTTCATCTCCCCTTCAACTAAGCCAGCATCTGTGTAATCATTAACTCTATCAATGCATTCGCCAATATCTTTTGGTCCGTCATATTTATTTCTTTGTTGCCTATTTTCTTCCCTCTTTCTTTTCTTGACTGCATCCAAGTAGCTTCCTACAGCTCTTTGCTCTTTCCCAAGCTTCCTTACAGTTTCATCTGGAAATAATAATTGTGCTATTTGAAAGCTACTCATGCCATCTTGAGAGTATTGCTCGATAAATGACTTTTGTTCATCTGTTAGTACAACTGGAGCGACTTCTGGATGCTTTGTTGTTTTGTATTTTATTTCTTTCGATGCTAAATAAGCCCTAACTGCCCTTCCTTGTTTTGACCTACCATCTATAGTACCATCCTTGAAGGTCGAACGCGTCAATTCTATAAGGTCTGGTATCTTTGCAAAATTTTCGTCAATAAATTTCTCTTGTTCTTCTGTTAATTTCATAATAATATATCTTTATTTTTTATTATTTTAATAACTTTTTCTTTGAAAAACTTCCTCATATTTTTTATTTGCTTGTATCCAGCAGTCCTACCTTTTTCGTTACTTTTGTAACCCAAATGCTTAGCTACGTCTTCTTCTGTTTTGTTTTCTATAAAAAGCATTACATAGATTTCATAATGTTTGGGTGATAACTCTTTTTCTAGGTGGCCCTGAACTTCTACAATAGCTCGATCTATATTAAATGTATCAGCTTTAAACATGCTTGATTCATATTCTTGTGCGTCTAGCCTTAATGGAATTTTTACATCGTGAGCACTTTTTTTACTTTTTTCCCATTTGGCATACAGTGGACAAGTGTTGTCTTGAGCTCCACTTTTAGTAAAAGAACATAAGTTTTCTCCAGACATAGAGCTATCAAATGGACAGCTGGAACAAGGTTTAGCAAAATTTAAATAAAAATTTCTTAAAATATTTTTAAATTGATTGCTTATAATTTTATTTATCCAAGGCTTTAATTCCCTAGACTGATCCCACTGATCCCATTTATGATAAATGTGTAATCGAATAATTTGCTCTACATCTTCGAAAGATATCCATGGTATTGAGTCTAAAAACCATTTATTTTTTCTCTTCCGAATCTCTTCATTTATTATGTCAATCTTTTCCTCGTAAGTTATTTTTTTCTCAGTCACTTGTTCTTCCTAGGCCTCCCTCTTTTGCGTTTAGGAGTATTACTTACACTATTTTCTTCTGGTGGTGGTAATATTGAGCCTAAACTAAAAGAGTTAGTGTCTACTTCAATATCATATTCTAATTGACTAATATCAGGAACTTCAAAAATATCTGTACCATCTTCATCATCAATAGTCATCTCCATTGCTCTAGAATGCATTCGAAGATCTTCTTCTGGTTCTGGTCTATTTATTTTAGCACCGGCTAAAGGTTGACCGCAACTGGTGCAAAAATTTGGCTTGGTCGAAGTGTACTCGTGCTTAGTACCACAATGCTGACAATATGTTTTTAACATAATTAATATTAAAAACGTATCTAATTAAATTCTAAATTAAATAACCACTAATAATAATAGACTGGGTAAATAGTATTTTTTTTTGCTCTTTTGTCAGTTTATGTTTTTTATTAAAATCAATAGAAAGTAAACCAATAATATTTTTATTTAATGTTCTAATTCCTATGGCATAAGAGGACTTTGCACCTCTTGAATCAAACCAATTTTTACATAACAATGTTTCAGATTTTTCTACATCATCCAACTCAAAACCTCCATCATCAATAGCTTGCTCAACAAAATTATTAAATGTACTAATTCTTAGGTTTTGAAGGTTTAGGGATTCTGCACTTACTCCAGCAGCTAAAGCCTCATATGTACAACTAAATTTCTGTTGGCTTCCTCCACTGTAGAAATGATCTCCATTATGAAATTCATATACATGTACTCTGCTAGCATTTAATTCCGATAACAGAAAATCTACAGCTTTTTGTATGTTATTATTTTGTTTTGTATATGTAACAATGCAGTGCTCTTTTTTTGCTGCTCTTTTTTGTAACAACTCTTTAATAAAGATGCCAATAATAGTAGTGCTAGCAACAATACAAGAAGATAAAATTATAGACCAGTCCATTTATTTCTAAATACACTAAAACCTCCTATCTGCACTAGTATAATCATAACTATTTTGACTTCGCCACCAATAATCATATGTTATTCTCCAATGAGTGTTGCTTTTTAATTCTGTCAAGTAGGGAGAAAAGGGGTATCTCGTAGCCATTAAGAAAAATCTTCTTTGTGAATCAAGTCTTAATGCATCTACTACCATTCCTTCTCTTGTTCTTAGTCCGAAATTCCTAGGATCTCCATAACCGTTATCCTCCCACCATTTTGGATAGTAAAAAAGTTGATAGTAATAACCGTAAGACCCATATCTGAAGTGAGTTTGACTAAAATAACGTGCTGGGTAAAAACTATAATTATCGTAATAAGGAGGGTTATAAGTCCACATCCTAACATATCCACTCGCAGAGTCATAAGCCACACTGGGTGTCGTTGTTATACAGGCATTAATCGTGAATCTACCATCTTCTATTCTTTGAGAGGGGCGATAATCTCGATCACTTGGGTCCCAAGCTTCTCTTACATATTTATGAAAGTAATCAAATCTATGCTTCCTTTCTTCAAGTGTGCTAGGAGAAAGTATGAAGTTTCGGATTTGAAACCAGTCGATTGCCGCTCTGTTTAGGTAACCTTGAGTAGCTAAATAGTTAGTGATACCTATATCACTATAATGAATGTCTCTCGGTATGAATGTCATAATATTAAACTATAATAAACTCAAAGGGGAACTCTGGAGGAGTTTCCGTTGGTGTTTGGGTAGGTGTATTGGTTTGAGTTTGAGTGGGTGTGTTTGTTGGGGTGTTCGTATTTGAAGGTGTAACGGTTTGTGTTGGGGTTTGGGTTTGAGTCTGTGTCTGAGTTTGTGTCTGAGTTTGTGTCTGGGTCTGAGTTTGTGTTTGTGTCTGAGTTTGTGTCTGAGTTTGTGTTTGGGTTAAGGTAGGTGTTTGAGTCTGTGTTTGGGTTTGTGTCTGGGTGACTGTTTTAGTAGGGGTTTGAGTTACGGTTGGTGTAGGAGTTAGGGTTTGACTTGGTGTGTTGGTGACTGTTTGAGTGACTGTTTGCGTGGGTGTCTGAGTTTGAGTCTGTGTCTGTGTCTGGGTAGCTGTTTCTGTAGGAGTTTGGGTTTGAGTTAAAGTATGTGTTGGGGTATTTGTTTGTGTTTGGGTTACGGTTGGTGTTTGAGTTAAAGTTTGCGTTGGAGTTCTAGTCTGCGTCTGTGTTTGAGTCTGGGTTTGGGTCTGTGTTTGCGTCTGAGTCTGGGTTGCTGTTTCTGTAGGTGTCTGAGTTTGTGTTTGAGTTTGAGTAACTGTTTCAGTCGGTGTGTGTGTCTGGGTATTGGTGACAGTTGGTGTTTGGGTTTGAGTTAAAGTGTTTGTTGGGGTTGAGGTTCTGGTTTGTGTCTGAGTTTGAGTCTGAGTAACTGTTTCTGTAGGCGTTTGGGTTTGAGTTACAGTTTGAGTTGCGGTCTGTGTTGGGGTTTGTGTTTGCGTTTCAGTTTGTGTTGGAGTTTTTGTTACGGTTGGGGTTTGAGTAATCGTTTCAGTTGGAGTAGCTGTTTGAGTTATTGTTTGTGTCGGAGTAGAGCTTACTGTTTGTGTTTGAGTTCTTGTTGTAACAGGTGTGCTTGTTACGGTCTCAGTTATAGTTGGTGTTACTGAAGGGGTTTGAGTTATAGTTGCAGTCTGACTTGCTGTTTGGGTTATTGTTTGTGTCTGGGTAACTGTTTCTGTAGGTGTCTGAGTTTGTGTTTGTGTCTGTGTTTGAGTTTGGGTTTGTGTGACCGTCTCAGTCGGAGTTTGAGTTTGTGTGACCGTCTCAGTCGGAGTTTGAGTAACAGAAGGTGTTACTGTCTGAGTTTGTGTGTTAGATGGGGTAACTGTAGGTGTTTGAGTGTTAGTTGATGTTTGTGTAATGGTTGGCGTATTTGAAGCTGTTGGAGATGGAGATGCGGTAGGGGTAGCTCCGGGAGCAACAGTTCTAGTGATAGTTTGGGTAGGTGTAGCAGTTTCCGATGGGGTTTGGGTCCGAGTAACGGTATATGTAGGGGTGTGGGAGGGGGTATTGGTTGTTGAGGCTGTTTGGGTTATTGTTTGAGTTTGGGTCTGTGTTTGTGTAGGGGTGTTGGTTTGAGTCTGGGTTTGTGTAGGGGTCTGAGTTAAAGTTTGTGTTGGGCTTGCTGTTTGAGTCTGTGTCTGAGTTTGGGTCTGAGTTGGGGTCTGCGTTTGGGTTTGTGTTTGAGTTTTAGTAACCGTACTGGTTGGTGATAAAGTGCTAGTAGATGTTATAGTTGGAGTTTGAGTCTGGCTTTGAGTGACTGTTGGGGTCTGAGTTAAGGTTTGACTTGGTGTTAAGGTACAGGTTCGTGTTACAGTTGCACTGTTAGTAGCTGTCGGGGTTACTGTTGGGGTTTGGCTCTGTGTTGCGGTTTGAGATATTGTTGAAGACGGAGTTGCTGTTTGAGATATAGTGCTAGAAGGGGTAACTGTCTGTGTCTGTGTGTTAGATGGGGTTACAGTTTGAGTTTGGGTTTCACTGGGAGTATTACTTGCGGTAACGCTTGCTGTATGCGACCTTGTTGGATTTGGAGTACTTGAGTGTGAAGGAGTGACGGTGTTACTTGGAGTATTCGATGGGGTATTTGTTTGCGATGCAGTATTAGTGGGTGTGGCTGTGCTTGTTTCGGTAACAGTTGATGTAACGGTCGGAGTTTGTGTATGACTAGGCGTGTTTGAAGGTGTTACAGTATTACTTGGGGTGTTACTTGGCGTAACACTTGGACTTGCCGTATTCGAAGGAGTATTGCTTGGAGTAGCTGTATTAGAAGGGGTATTGCTTGGGGTTGCCGTGTTGGACCTTGTAATAATAGGGGTAGAGGTGTGAGACGGGGTAACAGTTGGTGAAGCAGTATGCGACGGAGTTATATATTGTAGAGCCTCTACTCCACAAATTTGCCGAATTGTCGCACTATACTTACAACTCATGTTAAGCGGGTTTGATTCTTGATGTTATTTGCTTATCAAAAGTTATAGTACCAGATACAACTGTAAAAACTTCATCCGTAGAAACAATTCTTGCTACCTGTACATCATATTGATAAGTTCCATCCAAAATGTCTTTAGATTCTGCACTTTGAATAGTTATTCTAATTTTTCCGTCAGGTAAATTTGTAATTCCGCCATCTTTTTTATTGTTTTTTTTGATAATAGCTAAACTATCGTCATTAGGTGGAAGGTTAATGGATCCGTGAAACGGTTTCTTGATAGTAAAAAATATCAAGTGTTCATTGGCATTGATTGGACCATTACAGTCTTTAATTTCGACTTCAAATGAAGATGAATCTCCTACGGTTATATTAAAATCAGACATCGTTATTCTTCTTTCTTTGTAAAAAATTTGATACAGTTAATAATGCTGCAACTAAACCCAAAATTCCATAAAATGCCCACAATGGTTCAGTATACACTATATTACTCTTCTTGGCAACCTTAAATTCTTTTTCTGAAATAGTACCACTACTATCTATGTCCACTTCTTCAAATTTCACTATCTGAGGCTTATTGATTGACTGTTTTGGCTGAAGCTTTTTAATTGTGGAAGTACAACCTACAATAAATGTTAATAAAAATATGTATATTAGGTGTTTCATTTTTTTGTGGGTATTGCATAGAATCCTATTACCATAAAACATAAATCCATAAAAGATGCAAGCATTAAACCTCCAGTTAGCTCTACCTGTACCCAGTCCGTGCCACCAAATATCCATGTGAATAAACCGAATTTAGCATTATCTCCTCTAGGCATCAATACGTCATATGTGATGTGCGGGTTCATTGCATAATATATCATTAAAAAACACATTGTGAACGTAATCGACATAAACAGTATTCTTCTGGTAACCTTCACAAAAGGGTCATCAGCTCTTTTGTTTTGCCCATCTATCATAGCTTTAAGCATTTCAGCATCTCTAGCTGCAAGCATCATCTGATCTTGCCTCTTTTGCTCAAGCCAATAATTAATTAAATTAGCGCCAACTTTAATGCCAGCACCAATAACTGTATTCATTATACTTCCAAACATATAATGATATACACTTTATTTAAAATTTAACTAATGATTTTCCGAACCAATTTTTTTAATAACGTATGAAAGTAGTGGACTTCTCTTGATGTCTTCAAATCCAAACGAAAAACACTGAATGCCTTTCTTTTTACTTTCATCATCGTCAAAGAGGTTAAACATGGGCTTAAATCCGCTTTTTCCATTAATGTCGCTCTGCATGTAGTCGCCAGATATAAATAGCTGACTACCTTCACCTAGTCTTGTCATTAGGGTTGTGAGCTCTTTGTATGTAAAATTTTGTGCCTCATCTGCGATAACAATCTTATTAGTCCAACTTGCTCCCCTTAAGAAGTTAACAGGCATGGCCTGTATTCTTTTTTTATGAATCATATCACTTACGATAGTGCTTGATCTTGGTAGCAACTCTCTTAGTTTGTCGTCAAGTGGTGCCATATATGGATTGAATTTTTCATCTATATCACCGGGCAATGCTCCCATACCCTTTTCAGCGCTTTCTATAACTGTCCTTACATAAAGTAAATCGAGCTGGTCGTCAGCTTTCATTCTTTTGAGGGCAGAGTAGACCGCCATAAACGTTTTAGTGGATCCTGCAGGCCCAGATATGAAAATAATTTTATTATGGTCATCTAGAGCGAGCCTTACGAGATCTTTCTGCTTGTCAGTGAGGCCAATATTTTTGATAGTTATTTTTTGTCTCAACTGCTGTATTTCTAGTTCAGGTTTTTTCTTTGGCATTTTAAAGTATATCGTTTGCGATATTCAACATAATATACACACATATAATCATATTAAGCTGAAAATTCCAACACGAAATTCTTTTTAAGAATTATTTCGTATTTTTTATTAATTTTATTTTTTATTAACAGATTCAATAAAGTCATAAAAAATTCTATTTCTCTTGCTTGGATTGGAATAAAACCAAACCCATGCATAACTATTTTTAATTTTTTGTATTTTATCTTTCAACTCATCTATATTAGATTGTAGTAAATTTAATTCGGCTGTTGTTAACTCTGATACGTTTACTTTTATGCTCGCATCCTTGCCAGCATCCAAAAGTTCTTGCAAGTTACCCTCTTTGCGAGCCTTGGTCGCCGCAGTATATATTTGTTTTGAATTTTCTTTTTGTTCTGCTTTATCAGGATGAGTACTTGTCACTATGTTTCTAAATATCTTTTTGAAAGAAGAAGATGTACTATTAATGCGCCCGACATTTTGAGACTCAAACTCTGTTTCTGTAAATGGATCGCCAAGATCGTTATCTGCACAAAATTTAATTACATTAATTGTAAATTGTTTTCCAATTTCATCAAACTGTATTTTAATGTTATTGTATTCTTCTTTATATTCTTTCCATTCTTTTCTTAATGCATAGTATTGTTTCTTTATGTAAGACATGAAATGTGTATATATTATATATATGGATTTAAGACAATCTATTCCAGAGTTTTTTGATTTTTTTCATTCTATGGATATTGATGTATATCCTATTCTATTGAGACACGATACAGAATTTTACTCAAAAGAGAACTTGAGGATTCTTTTTTTATTAACAGATGCAGATCACGAGATTAAAACGAAACCTAATGAAATTATACTGAGAACCAGTGGATTAATGAGTGAAATGAAAAAAACAGAAAATGAATTTGTATTGCCTTATTTCTTTGAATCGCTATTAGAGCCTTATAAACCATTAAAGAAAGAAAGTGCGCGACCAAAGGTCGGTTTTTGTGGACAGCATGGATGGGTTCCTCATAGAATTGACTCTATTAAGGAATTAAGTAAAAGTAAATTAATTGATGACGATATAATTTTAAGAAATGCATTTTGGGGAGGTAGTCCTAATGGTGAACAAGTAAGAAAAGAATTTTTTGATAATATTGAAAGAAATCATTTTAATTTATGTTGTAGAGGTCATGGAAATTTCTCTATGAGATTTTATCAAGTCCTATCTGCTGGTAGAATACCTGTCTTTATTGAATCTGATATGCCTTTACCTCTTGATGATTTAGTTGATTATAATGAATTTTGTATTATTGCAAAAAACCCAAGACATTTATCGAAACTAATTTTAGAAGCTTGGGAGAATAATGATATTGAAGGAATGCAACAAAAGGCCGCCGACTTTTATCACACAATGATCAGTCATAAAACTTACCACAAGCATTTAATTAAAGACCCAAGGTTTATTAATATACTTAAAAAATATAACAAAATTTAGATTAAAATAATAAAACTAAACTTTTTTCACTTTTTTTCATTTTTTTCCTTACGTTTTCGCCGAAGAGCCCCACTATAGGTAATATCGATAAATTAAATTTCATTCAAACCAAAACTATTTGGTGCGAGTGATCACAATAATAAATATCAATATTAACCCAAAAATATATATAATATGAAATACCGTAATACAAATGTATCAGTAATCAAGATTGGTCAAGCAGCTAGCAAACGTTTAAAAGAATTGTTGGTTGAAAAAGCAGGCGACGAAAAGCCAGTCACAACAATCGTTGAGTATCTAGGAGGTCTAATGCTATATACTGACTATACAAAGAAGCAAATGGAGCACTGTACGCGCATTTTAGTGGGTGCTGCTGTCTCGAATAGGTATGAAGATCTCTCTAGGGTGTTAGCTTATTACTTTATGCTTGATGAAATAGCGCGCCGAATTCACGAAACAGGAGAAATAATGAATCAAGAGTATTGCGAAATAATGCACACCCTTGATTTAGTTTAAGGGTTTATCTTCAGTAATTAGTTCGGATTCAAATGCTTGAATTTGATGGCGCCCCCGAAATTGGGGGCTAACCATCTCAACAATAGTATGTTTTTTGTTTTCGTGCATAGTTTCAATGAGTATCTTGGCACGATGAGTGCCCCATTTTGTATGCACATAGCAATACCTATCAGGTATTGGTTTTGGTTTCATGACGATTTAAATTGAATTTAACTAAATTTTAATTTAATTAAATTGCTAATTCTTCATGTTTGACTGGTCTATTTAATGTTATAATACAATGTAAGTCATCTACCCTTCGTAGAGAATCCAATGTATATCCATATTTGACCATTGACTTGATAAATGCGAACTTGTATTCGCGTTCTATTTCTATTGCTATCTTAGTAGGAACAGAATCAACCCCGAAACCAGAGTACCACACGTTGTCGCTGTACTCGGAACAGACTGATAATATTGTATTCATATCTGCAATATAGTACACCTATTTCGCCGCCGACTTATTAGATAATTCTAATAGGAGTTTTTCCGGGGAGATTGAAATAGGCCACCCCCCGGCTATATGTCAAGCATAAAGTTGCGAAATTTTTCAAGAAATGGGGTGGGTACTTTTCTCAAAAAATAATTAAAAATAAGTTTGACGTTAGTTGTTTTTTTGCTTATGTTGTTTATATGAAGATAACTGAATTCCTTAAACAAATGAAAATCGAATCCTTAGCAATAACTAAGATTAAATCAGAACTTAATAAAAAAAGTTTGACATTAGTTAAAACACGTGGCATTTTATAATTATGAACTTAACAATAGATAACTTAAAAATGGATCAAGTCGATTACGTCGACTCTAATGTTGTAAATGTTTTCTGTCAGTTTGACACAGGAAAAGGTTACTATGAGGGCGGGCTTAGCGCTGACGTGGTAGTAAGAGAAGAAGATGGTTATATTCTTGTCGATGCTGTAAAAATTAACTTTGTAGAAGACGAAAACGAAGATCAAGTTGAGTTTGCTTGTGATGCTAAAGCATTGGAAAGCAAGCTTGAGAAACTACTTGATCGTGTGTTGCATAGCCCATTAATGAATGAAAATGAAGATCAGCTAGTCGAAGCATTAAGTTAATGCTTGACAGAATGCCATTACTAGACTAATCTAACAACACAATGCAAATTAAAAAGAAAACAAAATACTTACTCACCACATCAGAAGACAAGCACGTCATAGTGGCAGAAGTACCACATAACTACAAGCACAACGACAAAGAGTATGCTATCAGCAAGGACATGGTAGATGCTAACGTCAAGAGTGGTTTACTTACAGACATGACAGGAGAACTTGATTGGGATGGTAGAATTTGGATACTAACAGAGGATATATCATAATGACAGACACAAGATACAACGGATGGAAGAACTGGGCAACTTGGAACGTAGCGCTATGGCTAGGCAACGACGAGAGTCTTTACAAGATGGCTCGCAGGTTTGTCAACTATAAAGATTTAGCCCAAGAGCTAGTGGATTACGGCGTGCCTGTTACCCCTGATGGGGCAAGCTATACAGACCCTGACCTTGACACTTACGCTCTTGACGAGTGGCTAATGGACGAGTTCTAATATGCCATAAGTCGCTTACAGTCAACGACTTAGGCGGCGCGCGCCGGCCTAAGTACTTGATAATCAAGCACTTACGAAACATCTGTACAAGATCCGCGCCAATGCGGGCACATATAGCGCCGGCTCCGGCAGTAGGATTGTGCAATAAAATAATTCCGAAATAAATGCAAATAAGTTTGACGTGAGCTGTTTTTCTGTTTATATTGTTTTTATAGTTAATAATTAAACAAAGGAAAATTAAAATGAACACATACGACAAAGGCGACATTCTCATCTCACGCGACAACAAAATCCTTGAGTACAAGGGGCAAGTTAATCACCCCGATCTCGGTATCATTGCGAAGGTGCGGATCTACCGCACAGACAGAGAAGTGGGTATCCGCTTTGCGGATGTTACAAGACATCCCTTCTTTGCTGAAACTAAAAAGTGCTAAATAAGCGCGATTTAATTTGACTTTAATCATTAAATAGACGATAGTAGTAATATGACAGAACAATTAGAAACATTCATGACAGAAGAACTCGGTATCATCGACCGCTTGGGCACAGACCCACTTGACGGGCTTGACCTCTTTGAGGACGTAGGCGGTAACGTATGGACACTTGACCAAATCATCAACGAATTTAATAACCAATGAGCGCTGAAAGAGTACCATACCCCGAACTAGACTGCGCCCTTGCTATGAGTAAGGCGCGTGGCAATCTTAACTTTCTTGTTAATGTAATAAAAGAAGGATGGTGCGAAACGCACACCAAAGCGCAAGCTGTACAAGATGCACATTCTGCACTAGTAGAAGCGCAAAAAGAATACGAAAAAGTCTTGACTTTACTCAGAGAATCCACTAATGTAAATGTATGATAACGATTGCAAAGAATAAAAACTTCTCGAATTGGTTCGACCTTAGGGTCTTTGGTCAACTAGTAGACCAATTCAGTAACGAACAACGCGCCATGCACATGGCTAGACGTATACGTCGTAAAGAGTACCCCAAGGCTACCATTAAACTCATAGAGCAATGATCTTCTTAATTGTGAGCGGAATATGTTGCTCCGCCTATGTACTCACAAGGAAGCCACATTGAACTATCCCCCCGAAAGGGGGGTTTTTTGTACTACTAAAAGTTCCGTAAGTCCTTGAATATCAACAACTTAGGCCGGCGCGCCGGCTGTAAGTCGTTGTATAACAACAACTTACGACAAAATAAAAATAATTGCCAATATGCTTGACGTCAACCCCCTTATCCATTAGGTTGTTAGTATATGAAAAACAAAGCTAAAATAAAAGTGAGGATTCCAATGGTCTTTACTAAAGCCCGTCCTCATAAGCTAAAAAACAAGGTTCTGCCTCGCAAGGCAAAACACAAACAAAGGATATATGCATGAGTAAGCACAATACTAATAACATGGTCAAGGTAATGAAGCAACTTAAAAAGTGCCCCGACATTACCTCTATTCAGCAAACTAAAAAAGGTTACATGATACAAGCCAAATGTGGCGAGCAACACTTGATTCACCAAGGATCAAATTGTTACCACCCTTTACGCCGTTGGTGCAAAACCTTTACTTCTCTTAAAAACTTAACATTCTAAAAATATGAAAAAAATTACAATCTCACTCTCTCTTCTTCTTTTCTTTTCTTCTTTCTCTTATGGTAAAGATAAGTTTCGCATTGGCGTACGTGAATTTGACACCATGTCTGATGTTAGAAAATATGTAAAAGGAGTTAAAAAGAGAATTGATGAAAGTTTCCCAAGGCACGATCTCAAGGTTGAGCTTGAAAAGGTAAACAGGAGAAGGTTTGTAATCAATAGAGAAACAACTTTAGCTGAGTCAGGCGTGCGTGGCAATATGATGCGAATTATTCCACCACAAAACGAAGACAGATACGGAAGAAAAAAATGTGATAAATGACTTGACTTCCTCAACCAATTAGCTTACTTTAATAATATGACAACATTACAAGAACTCACCGAAAGAATCAACGCCCTTCAAGACAGAATTGAAGCTAACATTGAAGCCGCTGAAGCGGGTAGCATCTCAGCACGACAAACAATTATCACTTGCGAAGAAATGAAAATGGAAATTTCTGATGCCATTGATCAAATGGGCATTAATGCTTGCTTAGTATAACCGCCAAAGTTTACCTAAGTCCTTGGTAATCAGGGACTTAGGCCGGCGCGCCGGCTGTAAGTCGTTGAATATAAACGATTTATGAAATAAAAAATAATTCAAAATAAATGCGAATATGCTTGCTATACCCTGCCAGATGGGCTATGTTGTTTGTATATGATTAGTAAGTACTCACACTTCGACCGCAACGATAACGCCCTTGCAAATGAGCAAGCTCGCCAAATGGCAGAAATCAACAGGGAGATCGCCCGCACGAATCAAGCCCTCGCAGAAGAGCGCTACCTTGAGGAGCAAGCTCTAATGCAAGAGGTTCACCGCAACCACGAAGAGCGTTGGCACGATGCCTACGAAGACTTCGACTACGGCTACCATGACCAATACGACTTTTAGCATAAGTCGTTGGTAGTCAGGCACTTAGGTGCCGCGCGCCGCCGTAAGTCGTTGAATATCAACAACTTACGACAACTTTTACCAAAATTTCTCTTCGTTGTCGTAGTCTACCATGTCTTGATAAGCCATGTACGCAACCATTGCGGGAGTTGTCAAGAAAAAAATTGCAACTAATACTTCTAAAATAATCATGAGTAAAGCCCTTTCATTTCATCGCTAATGCCAAAATCTAAATCCTCTTCATCAATAGATTCAGCGGTTGGCTTGTAATCAATTAGAGAAACTTCGTCTTCGATGTCGCACTCTTGAGCATCTAATAAGCCATGCTCGCCCAAAACTTCTTCGGACTTAATTTCCTCGATGAAGTCAGCAACTGACTTGGTGGCTGAAACCTTTTGTGAGCTTTCTGCCGCGTGTTTAATAACTGCGATTCGTTGTTCTTCTGTTAATGTCATAATAATAAGGTAATCTAGTTTTTAGTGAGAGTCAACAAGTTTTTTGTTAAAATCTGCTCGCATTGCTACAAGCAAATCTTCGTGAGCTTTCCCATCCATCTCAAATTGATGCATAAGTGATGTCACTCTGTGTGGCTCTTGCCAACCTAGCACATCATCAGAAACAGATAATGGAACGAAGTTTTTATCTTCATTAAATACTGCAACTTCAAAAGTATCGGGATAACGACCATAAAATGGTTGAAATGCTCCATCATCGTTGCCCGCAATAACCGAGAATAAATATCCATTGTCAAGTGTGAGCGATGCACTCCATCTTCTGATAGAGTCATCGTAAGTGAATTTTAAATCATCGAAGTTTTTCATATAATAATAAACTAAATTAGTTTGTTTTGTTTGTCAAGCTACTTCAGCTAAATCTTTTGCCAATGCTCTTTCTGCATCTACTTGTTGTTGTAATAAGTTGAGTTTGTTGAGTAAACCTTTGTAGCCGATATAGTCACCACGAAAGTGACCTTTCCATACTCCGTCAACTCGTTGAAATGTTACATCCCAAGCGCTCTTGTAGTCATATGTTCTAAGTAAGCCATTAGGTAAGCGCTCAAAGTAGAATTCTTTTCCGTTGTCTTTAATTGTCATAAGTATAAAGTAGTTTAGTTTTTGCTCTGTGTCAAATAGAAACACGAATAAATTCTGTGGTAATGTTGCCAACATCGGCGCGGATGAAGTGGATCAAATCTTTTTCTAATGCTTCCTCGACCACAGCAAGGTGGTCTTTGAGTTTGCTATCATAGAGCCAAATCTCTCCGTCTTGGGTTGAATTGATAAGTTCAATAAGTTCTCTTGTCGTCATATATATACAATAAGCGAGCCGGCAACTGATAGCAAGAAAAAAAGCAATTAAGTGAAAGTTTTCGTAAGTCGTTGAATATCAGGCACTTACGCCGGCGCGCGCCGCCTAAGTCGTTGAATATCAACAACTTAGGAGACTTTTTTGGGGTTGACTTAGTGGGCTAAGTACGCTATACCCTTTTTGCAACCCTTAATAAAGCAGAGGTTGCAATTATGGGCTTGACAAGTCGCAAGAATTTTGCCGTCCTCGCCTTTAACGTAAGTTGCGGGGCAAACAAAATGCCCGTCTTGCTCGGCTTTTGCCTTGCTAGTATAAACCGAAGTGCCCGCGTCGAGTCCGTCTACTTGAGGGGCTGGCTCATCTACATAAATTGCGCTTGGCTTAATGCAAACGTTTTTAAGGCTAGCTAACTTTTGCAAGTGTGGAAGTTGCGAGTCGCGCTTCCATTCCCTAGTTGGAAACCAAAAGCGAATTGTTGGGAATTGCTCACAAATCTTAATCCACGCGGCAATATACTTGGGGGAAAACAAATCGCCCGAATCATGAACGCGAAACAAATCTGTGTTTGTCTTTTTGAGTTGCTTTTTGTTTCCGTGCTTGTCAAAATACTTTGCGCGAATTTGCTTGCACATCTCATCAATAAAAGTTTGCCCGTTGTCTTGGTGCAAAGACTTTGTGATAAGATCCGCCTTGCCTTGTAAACTTGCCTTGACGTTAGCAAACATATAGAAACCCTTGCAAGCGTAGCAAGAATCACAAATAAACTTTTTGCCCGCTTCTTTAATCTTTGCTAATAGCTGCGCGGCTGGGCAATACTTGAAAGCGGGAATGTTGAATGAATAGCAAGGCATCTTGCTTGGGTTGGATAGTAAGTTAATCATAATACTAAAGTAAACTAATTTTTAAACTAAGGCAAACACTAAATCCTCAAAAAAATCAGGCTCTAACCCGAACTCGTCGACAAATAAAGTTTCCCATTCAAATGGGTCACCGCCTTGATTCAAATCAAGAGCCATTTCAGAGAAAAAAGCGCTCACTTGCAATTCCGCGTCTTCAAGGCTTAAGCCGTCACGCGCCATTAGGATTTTTACTATTCTTTGCATAAGTATACAGTACCACCAAACCTAACCGAACACAAGAAAAAAGTGAATTAAATCGAAAGTTGTTGTAACTCGTTGAATATCAACGACTTCCGCCGGCGCGATTTTCATAAGTTGTTGATTATCAAGGACTTACGAAAAAACTGAGGGTAAAAGCAAACCCCCGCCGGCGGTGCCGACGAGGGTTATATTTAGGGGATATATATTTGCAAGCTATATATTTACGCGGCCCGTATTTACAAGCTACGCTTTTCTAATTCATACAACTTTAGTAGTAGTTTATAATGACGACGACGTTCATCATGATACTTAGGAGTATTATCCCCGTACATTTCACGAACAGCTAGCTTGTGGCCAAGCTCTCTGAGCTCCATTTTTAGTGACTCTATCATAATTAAGCTTTGTTTAAGGATACGATTCTGTCGTAACGAAAGGAACGAACTCCTTCTTTGTTGTAACACCAAGACTTAAAGCCCACCACAGCTTTACCTTCTTGCTTGTTGCCGAATTCATTACGGTGACTGGGTTTTGATATGGTGTACATTTCAGTGTTCCCGTCTGCAGCTGTGTACACAACTTGATAGCGGGAAATAAAAAGATTAAGAATTGACTTCAATAAGTTCTTCATTGTTGGATCCTCCTACAGGGTTTAAGTTATAGTGATTGTAAGCATCAGTCACTTCTTGTGCTGATTCGAAACTTACAGAAATAATGTCTCGTTCATCATATGGGTGGTAAGGAGTCTCCGACTCCTCAAAGAACAATTCCCAAAGCTCACTCGCTTCATCCCATTCGGGTAAACCTAATGGCTTACCAACACAAACAGCTTCTATGTACTTATGCATTAACTTCTTCCTCTTGTTCGATGTGAATGCCAAAGTGGTGTGCTAGCTCAGACAAGCTATCTTTAGAGCCTTTGTCTGAGAAGAAGTTGAAAGCAAAGTTTACCAACTTTTCGCGCTCGCTTTCTCTCATATGTTTAATCTCTTCGTATATGTCGAAGATTGTGCAATTCCAATTCCAACTCTCTACCATATCTTCCATTTCTTGTTTTGTCATAATTATTCTCCTTGTAGTAACTTTTTGAATTGATCGTAAACTTTTTGTTTACTGCCCTTGAGTCCAAACTCCTCCTTAATAATAGAGTAGCAACTTCTGCCCCTAGTAAGCCTAAGACCCATGATTTCTCCTTGCAATCCTTTAAGCAAAGTACGTTGACGGAATGATTCGATTTGTTTGGGTGTGTCTAATATCATAGTGATGCTCCCTCCATTGAGCCGTTAAGGCATAGTTCGTGTTCTAGTGATTGTAGGTCAAGTATGAGGTCACTTAATGCTTCCTCTGCTGATTGAACTGTGAATCCATCTACGCCAAGTTCTTTGCCGCGCTCGACATTGATTCTATCCATTGCATCGGCATACCTCATGTTGCCTTCGCAAAGTTGGCGAATGGTTTGTATTATCTTTTCTTGTGTCATCATATAAACAATATAGCTTACCTTAGGGCTGTTGTCAACTCATTTTGAAACTTTTTTGCTTCGACTAAATCTTTTAGGTCAAAGCTAATAGAAACAAGGTTGTCGTTAATGTTTTTCATGACCTTGACGAGATCCTCCATGTTTGCATGTCTACGGTGTTCTAGCATCTCATCACTGAGTCCGTCAATGGCGAATTTAATTGCTTTTAATTCTTCTTTCATTTAATCTGTCTTTACCTCCTCTAATAATGAGTCTAATTGTAGTTCTGCTCTATACTTAAGCTCGGTTGGATCGAGAATAAATATGTTGCCGTTGATATGTAATGTGAATTGATTATTGTCAGTTGTGACTGAGTATTGGTTTTCCGTAAACCAATCTTTTGCATACTTAATTGTTGTTTGTGATAGGTTGTTCATGGTATGTAGGCGGTTACTTGGTTGTGTGATAATAAAACTTCATCTGCATAGTATACAAACTTCTCGGTATCCTTGTCAACAAAAGTCTCATACTTGTATGGATTATATGTTACCTCAGTTGCGGGTCTGTCTGTGTTTACATTCTCGGCATCTTGAAGATAGCCCTTCACAAAAGCATGAACATTCTTGCGCTTCTCACGAAGAACCTTTTCTCTGCCCTTGATGTCAACATGAAAATAGCAATCCCAAAGTCCGATACTATCGCCTTGTGGGATGTGAGCCTTAACTAAACCATGTTGCTTGATGCTCCAACAATCCTTGTGTAGATTCTTGTAAACATATACAGGACGATTCTTCTTGATGATGTATCGTGGGTCGTGTTGGTTTCTCTTAATCATATAACTACAATAAGGTAGTTTCTTAATTACCGCAAGAACAAAATGCAATTAAATGCATTTTGTTGTAAGTGTCTGTATATCAATGACTTACGGCTCGCGCGCCGGCATAAGTCGTTGAATATCAACAACTTACGGAAAGTTTCGGGCAAAAATAAAACCCCTCCCCGAAGGGAGGGGTATGACACAACTACTTACACCTCAACCAATTCGTTCTCTACCACTTCCATGTCAAGAACATTCTCGACATGATTGTGAACATTGAAGTCTACGTACCCATCAAGTAATGAGTGTAGCGCATCAGAGCGATTTGGGAGTTGAACAAGATTACCTTTGTATACCTCTGTAAAGGCATTATAAAGGGAGTTGACATTTCTGTCGTGAAATTCGGGGTGATCGGATGATTCCCATTGATTCACAACATCAAGGAGTTTGGTTTTAGGCAAAGCACCCATTTGAACCGCTTTGACAATTAAGTCATTTGCATAGACATTTCCAATAGAACGATTTTTGTATGCATCAATACGAGCATCTTGACCATTCCAAAAGCCAAACAACTTACCAAGCGCACGATTGATGGTGAAGTTGAGATCGTCTAAAATGTTGCGAGTGTGACGACGCGCAAGTTTGATTGTATTGGTGAAGATAAGATTGTCACAGACGAAAGGTGCATCACCTGCACACAATCCCGCAGGGAATTTTTTGTCGTGAGAGTTACGAATACCAACCACACAACCACGATCAGTAGAAACACGATTGACGTGATCAATGGCAAACAAACCAAAGTAATGATTGTCGTGAGAAGCTAATGAGTGAATCTCATCTTGAATGCGGAAACCTTGAGAGGTTAAGGCATTGCGAGTGCGATCAATCAATTCAGCATGAGCGATTGGTTGATAAGAAATGGTGCGCTCACCATTGGCATTTTCTTTTTTGCGGAACTCAACAGGTGGAGTTGGTACAGCGCGAATCTCGTCAATATCGTAGAGTTTGTGATTACCTCCGCAAATGTGCAAGTTAACAGATTTGTGAGGAGCGGTATTGGTGTTTTCTTCAATGTTCATAATATCTATAATATAGTAGTTGTTGTTGTTGTCAATAGTTAATTTTTATAAATTCTGTTTTCTTTTCCTTCGAACATAGTCTCAAAGGCATAGGCTTTTTTTGCAACCTCATCAATATAAGCGCGAATCAAACTATAACCAATTAAGTCACGTGTGTCAAGGTCTAATTTGTTAAGGACATTCCACTCAAGCATATCCATTGCAAGTTGAACTCCCTCCATTGAATCTAAATTGTCAAAGTTGGGAGCTTTGTTTTCATAATCTTCGTTTAACTTCATATATACATACTAGGCTAGTTTTTAAAAAACCGCAAGAAAAAAGTGAATTAAAATGAAAGTTGTCATAAGTTGTTGATAGTCAGGCATTTATGCCGGCGCGCGCCGCCTAACCCCTTGGTAGTCAACGACTTACGAAAGTTTTTTCAATTTAATTTGAAATAATTTTAATTTAATTTAATTTAAGTGTCAGGTATCATATTTGTATTGTATTTGATTGTTATTTAATTGATATCTAGTCCTTAAGGTATTCTTTAGCTAATATAGTAAAAAAGGATAAGGTCCCTAGAATGAGTATTGATTCTATTGCCATGTATATTCATGATAGTAATTATAGTATATGTGGGGATCTAGAAGTAGACCCACCGGGTTTTCGGTTAAGCTCTTAAGCCTTCAATTGCTTGCTTAACAGCAAATGGAACGAAAGGCGAAGTTGCCATTCCATCTAATGTTCTTGCTGGAATCGATACATCACGAACATAGTCGCCCGTTTCCTCGACATATTCCATTCTAGCTTTAGTGTCGCAGGCTTGAGCTATATATCTGTCGCGCCCGCATCTAATAAGAAGGGGGAGGTTGGGCATCTCAACTTCTAATGAATCGAGATCTTGCGCTGTAACGAAACCAAATTGTTGTTTGGAGAGAACTTTTAATAATGTGTTAATCATAAAAATACAATAATGGATCATGCGTGGTTTGTCAAATAAAAAAACCCCGACCTAGCAGAGGCACTAGATCGGGGCTGAACGATTGGCGAGAAAATAGATGTGGGGAGGGACTACTGAATACCCTCAACTTTCGGCGTGAACATCAGTTCATTGGTTAACCTACTCGAACTACACTTGGATTGGGTCATCCTACCTCAGACATTTGTCCATCGGCACTCCACCACAGAGAAGCATATACCTTACCCCGCACACGAAGGGGTATTCGGTCACCCACAGGAAGGATTATAAGCCCTTCCAAAGTTTATAGAGCAAGTCGGCGCCCGATACTCAGTTGCCAACTTATTTGCTCCAAATTAAAATGTTAAAGATCAATTTTATTTTATTTAATTGAGTTTGGTTCTCAATTTTGATTATTTATATATTATACTATTTATCTTCTGAATTGTCAAGTAAAACTTTAATTCTTTCGTAAATATCTTCTACATTGAATTCGTGATAATAATCTACATTGTCTTCTCTGAAATATACTTGATACAACTCATCATCACCTTCAACCTTGATTCTTGGGGTCACTGGGGCTTTGGTGTTGTATCTATCTGCATATTCTTCCCTAGTAATCTTCTCTATTTCGTATCCATCATTAATAAGACGATCAACATAGGGTTCAACAATACCACATGGGGGGCATTTTCCCTTACTCTTATCAAAATATATATAATAACCTTTTTTCATGTATATTTATACACATTTTTTGGCTAACCTCAATGCCCTTTGTGCTTGTATTTCTTTAAGTCTTTTATCTGCCTCCATTTGTTGTGCGATTATACTATCTTCGACTACTGAGCCGAAGTTGGCAAACTTTGCGCCACGAATGTAGTGACCATTCTTGACATTGTTCATAATAGAGGTTGCTTGGGCACATTTAGCGAGATTCATAACTTTCCTTTCGTTGGTGATTAATAATATAGAACTACTATAAGGGGGTAATAGAATAAAGTCAACAATTAATTTGAATTTCTTTAATTTAAATCAAATTTAATTTGAATTAAAACATAAATCATTGATTATCAACATCTTCAGTAGTTTGCCCTGCCTCAGCTAATAGCTTATCTTGTAGCATATCATTAACATAGTATGTGTTGTTGAATATGCCTGTGGCGCGCTTACCTTCGTTGGTAATCTTATTTAACTCAGACTTGATAGCAGTTATTTCGTTATTTGCGAGTTCCTCGATCTTGTTTGCACTAATCTTCTCTCCTGTTTTCTTATTTACAAGAGAATCGTTTGCATTTAAATCGGCGCGCATTCTCTTTATTTCAGAACGTATATGTAAAATATCGTCCAACAATCTATTTATGTCTTTTGCAATACTCATACCAATCACTATATGTGTTATTTCGCCAATGTCAAATAAAATTTCAATAAATTTATTTCAAAATAATTACATTTAAATTTAATTTAAGTTATTTCGCTATAATTCATTTGCAAATCAAATGGTGGAAATAGCAATATCATATTTGGGTGCATGAAGATCGCAGTTCGGGGCGCAACATTATTCTCTATTATCTCTATATCTTCAACCATGTACTCTTCTGAGTCCAATAGATTGCTAAAACCCTCATCATTATCCATCCAATACTCTACATACTCGTCATATTGGTTTTGGTTCATCTTATTTAAGTTTATTTCACTCGAAATTAATTCAAATTTAGTTAAATTA